TCCCCCTATACAGGAGATCATGGAAATCCCAATCGTAATTATGCTCTAGATAATTTAGAAATGAGCGATAATGATTGGTTTATGATCTTAGATGATGATAATATTCTCCACCCAGATTGGTATGATAATGTAAAAGATAAACTTGACTCTGCTTCAATGTTAAATTGGAGTCAATGTTTTTATGATGGTCGCACTCGTTTTAACGCTACTGATAATTTACTTACTGATAGAGTAGACACTGCTCAATATATGATGAAATGGGGAGCTGTTAAAACTCTTAGATATCAATCACACTATGAAGCTGATGGTGATTATGCAAATAGAGCAGCTGAATTATGTCAAGAAAATATATTAAAAATTGATAAAAATCTAGGATATTATAACGCTCTTAGACGCTACAAAGACCCAGACCCAGCTCGCACCCACATTGTAATGATTTCAATGTTTAAAAATGAAGCTCATAATATTAGACAAATGTTAGAGTCTTGTTACCAATACATTGATTTTTGGATCTTACAAGATAATGGTTCTACAGATGGAACTCCTGAAGTTGTTTACGATTTTTTTAAAGACAAAGATATTCCAGGTTTTATTTATAATGTAGAAGAAGGATGGGTTGGTTTTGGTTGGAACCGTGATCACTTGCTCCAAAAATGTTTAGATACAGACCATGGTTGTGATTGGATTCTTAAGATGGACTGCGATGAAACCCTTGAAGTAGATACTACTAATACAATTGATCCTAATGGGTTTGATTGGAGTATATTTTGGAGCACAGATATTCAAAGTTTTGATGTAGCTGCTAAGAGCGGTGGTATTATTTATTATAGAACTTGGATTTGGAATGCTAAATTACCTTGGAGATTTAACCACGATACAGCTCATGAAACTATTTATTTAGAAGGAGTAGGAGAAAGTTTTCAAAGACACCCACTCCCTCCTACATTTAGACATGTTGGACATAACACAGGTCAAAGTTGGAGTGTTCCTACTAAATTTTTAACTGATGCTCTTAAATTTGAAGAAAGATTAATTAGAGAAAATACTTTACTAGAAAATTTATATCATTTCTTTTATATTGGAAAAAGTTACGAAGACACTTATCAAGGGGATTTTTACCCACTTGGAAGAGCCCACTCAGAAGAATTTGCTCGTAGAGTAATTTTTTACTATGAAGAATTAGTAAATGTAACTCATAATTTTAAAGAAACAGGAACAGCTTCTCATATGGATGAAATGGGTTATTGGGCGGTTTGTGGTATAGCTCGTGCTTACAGATTTTTAGAAAATTATCCTAAAGCTATTTTATACTACCAACGTGCAGAATCATTTTGCCCTAGACGTAATGAACATTTAATAGGTTTAGCTGAGTGTTATAGAGAAGTAGGTGAATGGGATAAAATGTTAGCCTATACTACCTTTATGATGAACCCAGAAAGAAAATGTCCATTCCCCGATTTAGTATTTTTAATTAATACTAGTTTTTATCAAGATACCGGGGAATATCCCGAATTTTTACATAACTTAGCATTAGAAAATTTAAACAAATAAATAATGAAAAATATCCCAACAGAAGATCCTAAAGATCACTGGTCGTTTTTACAAGTAGAAGGAAAACTTGTATTAGATATGGGTTGTTCTTTTTACGAAGCATACTACCACCCAGGAATGCTTAGTTCTGCTGAATGGTTTGTTCAAGAAGGAGCAAGGCAAGTTATTGGCTTTGATGGTGACCCCGCAGAAGTAGAAAAATATAACATAGTTTATAAAGACAATCCTAAATATCAAGTATTTGAACTTTGGTTAAATAGTGATACTCATATTAGAGAATTACTTCAACTTAAACCTGAAGTTATTAAATGTGATATTGAAGGCGCTGAAATTAATTTTATGTCTATTACTAAAGAAGAAATGGACTGTGTTGAGGAAATTGCTTTTGAATATCACGATGTCGCTACTAGAGAAATGTGTGAGAAAAAACTCCCAGAATGGGGTTTTACTTATATTGAACAATTTAGTTTACTAGATCGTAGTCCTGAAGAACAAGGTGTTTATTATGGAAGTAAAAATACTCAAGCTAGAAAAAAAGTTATTAAATTATCTCAACAAAAAGGTTTAAAACAAGCTAATGTTCCTAAAGTCTTATATATTGGTCCTGGAACCCCTGAATTAAAATCAGATAATCCATACGAATGGGAAGATGACTCATTAAATGTAATGTATCTAAATTCTGATGAAAATATTAAAGAAATTATCACATCCTTTAAACCAGATAGTATTATAACTATAGGAGGTAATGATTTAGACTTTACTGAACTCTTAAACCAACCTTATGATATCAGAAAACGTTGGTATCACCTCCCAGAATTAAATGAATCTGTAGGTAACATAGCACATAATGTAGCTATGTATCAAATTTTAGCACAAGATCATTCTAAATTAATCTCAGTATTTACCCCTTCATACAATACCGGGGTAAAACTTTATGATACTTACATGACCTTAAAAGAACAAACCTATACTGAATGGGAGTGGGTAATTGTTGATGATTCTAATGATGGAGGTAAAACATTATCTATTGCTGAAAACATTGCTAAAGTAGACTCTAGAGTAAAAGTATTTTCTTTTAAAGAAAAATCTAAAGGTAATATTGGTGATATAAAGTATAAAGCAGCTAGTTTAACTCGTGGTTACCTATTAGTAGAATTAGACCACGATGATATGTTAACAGATAATTGTTTATTAGATTTATACAATGCTTCTCAAGACCACCCTGATACAGGCTTTTTCTATAATGATTTTGCTGAAATAGACAATTTCTTTAATAGTTTTACATATGAAGATGGGTTTGCTTTAGCATATGGAAAATATCAAGAAGAAGTTTATAGGGGTCGCATTTATCAAGTAAACAAAACTCCTAATATTAATCCTAAAACAATTCGACATATTGTGGGTGTTCCTAATCATACTCGTGCTTGGAGAAGAGATACATACTTTGCTGTAGGAGGTCACAATAGAAATTTACCTATAGCTGATGATTACGAATTAATTATTAGAACTTTTCTTCACACTACATTTGTAAAAATTCCTAAATTAGGATACTTACAATTTATGCATGCTTCTAATTCTCAAGATGTGTCAAGAAAAGATATTCAACGTAAAGTAAAATCTATTATGTATCACTATAATGATAAAATTGCTGAACGTTTTACAGAATTAGGAGTTAAAGATTGGGTATATGAAACAAACCAAAATGATCAACTTAGTGTTACTTATAGATATGGAGAAGAAGAAAACAGTGTTAATAAAATATGGTATCCTAACAATTAATTTTAACTAAATTTTTAATATTTATTACATATGGAAAATACGGAAAATCAAAAAATAATCTTAACAAACGAAGAGTTACAAGAAATTAAAGGTTTGCAAGGTGATGGACTTAGATTATCTCAAACTTTAGGTTCCCTAGAAATGTCACTTCAAGATATATTACTTAAAAAAGAAGAGTCAATCGAAGAATTAAAGCGATTAAGATCTAAAGAAGTAACTATATTAGAAAATATTAAAGCCAAATACGGAGAAGGTTCTATCAATATCGACACAGGTGAGTTTGTTAAGTTATAATTTTGAGAAAAAATCCAATATTTATAACAAAACATAACTTATTATTACAATGGCAGAAACATTAGTATCACCAGGAGTATTAGCCAGGGAAACTGACCAATCATTCGTTACAGCTCAGCCTGTTCAAGCTGGAGCTGCTATCATTGGTCCTACAGTTAAAGGCCCAGTTGAAATCCCAACATTAGTTACTTCATACTCAGATTACCAAAATAAATTTGGCACTACATTTGTAAGTGGAGGTGATGTATATTCATTCTTAACCTCTATTTCAGCTTACAACTATTTTAATAATGGTGGAACATCATTATTAATATCTAGAGTAGTAAGTGCTTCTAATACTTGGGATTATGCTGAAGCAATTCCAACAGCCGGAACAACAGTTGGATTAGCCACTGCATCAGGTGAATTTGAAGTTTTATCTTCATACTTTGATTCTGTAGGTGAAGAATTTAGATTTACACACAGTGGAACTACCTACAGATTTATAGCAGTATCTGACCCAGCTAGTTTTATTACTGGTTCTAATACATACTATTTTACAGCATCCGCTACTCCTTCTGATGCTGCTAATTATTTAAAAGAAGGTATTAATTCTTATATCGCTACTTTATTA